GGTGCAAGAGGAACACTTCCACAATTGATCATGGAACTTACTGGTAAAGAAGATTTTGCAGTGACAGAAATGATTATGAACAACAATGTTGAGAGACTCCTTGTTCCTAAAGAAGAGCGCAGACCAGATGTTGACCATCAGATGTACCTGCACTACCAAGAGGTTCCTAAGAGCCGCTTAGACAGCCGTGGGATCACCACCGACGCCGCACGAGTACATGGTCTTAGGTGGAATGAAGGTAACAAGTCATGGATTATTCCGATGGTTTCTCCAGAGGGTGATTTGATGGGATGGCAAGAAAAGGGTTCAGGGTTTACTTACAACCATCCAACAGGGGTTCGTAAAGGCGACACCTTGTTCGGTATTGAGCGCTTCAACTCACAGACAGCAATTCTTGTTGAGTCACCACTTGATGTTGTTCGGTTTGCTTCGTCATTTTCTGGTATCCAGTGTCTTGCTACTTTTGGCGCACAGGTAACTAAGAAACAACTACAGACCGCCTATGGTGTTGCTGACAAGATTATTATTGCGATGGATAACGACGAGGCAGGAATTGCCAGCGCAAAGAAAATATTTAAAGATATGCCATTGCTAAAGGGTGGGATGTTCTGGCTCAAGTACTCACATACAAAAGCCAAAGACATTGGTGACATGACTGACACAGAGATTGAAGAAGCCGTAGTTAACGCATCAGTCATCCCTTGGTGGATCTAATGTTTCTAGGAACCCTTTACCCTTTTCAAGAAGAAGCCAGCCAGCGAATGGTTGACAAAGGACAGATGCTCCTAGCAATGGTCATGGGTGCTGGTAAGACAGTGACCACCATCTCTGCTTTAGAAGAACTGTTCACTATGGGAGAACTAGACAAGGTTCTTATCGTGGTGCCAAGCAGTCTCAAGTATCAGTGGCTTCGTGAAATAAAGAAGTTCACTAACTCAACTGCCTGCGTCATCGATGGCTCACCAAAACAACGGGAAGTTATTTGGCGTACTGCTCTTCGTTGTCGTTATGTCATTGTTAACCCAGAGACTTTGCTTAACGACCAATCTTATTTAACTTCTCTAAAAGCAAATGCCATCGTTATTGACGAAGCAACCATCATCAAGTCACCTCGTGCCAAGCGTTCAAAGATGCTCAAGAAATTGGGCAAGAAGTTTCAGTACCGTTTTGCTCTGACAGGTCAGCCCATTGAAAACAGACCAGAAGAGTTATTTTCCATAATGGAGTTTGTAGATGCAAATGTCCTAGGACGGTTTGACATTTTTGATAGAACTTTTATTGTTCGTAACCACTACGGTGCACCAGTTAGATACCGCAATTTAAACTCTTTAAATGATTCTTTATCTGAAGTAATGGTCAGGAAAACTAGAGAAGATATTGCTGATCAATTGCCTAATGTAATCACGCAAGTTATCCCCGTAGTGTTTGACAGCGCAGGTGCATCAGCATACGAAAAGATAAGCAAAGACTTATTAAATGAAATTAATAAGGCAATCACTAGTCACGGTCAAGGCTTTGACTTGTGGTCACACTACAATGGTGCAGGAGGAAATGATGCACAAGGTCAAATCATGGCTCGGCTTACTGTATTGCGTATGCTCTGTGACAATCCTAATCTGGTTATTGAATCTGCGAAAGCATTTGATGATCCTTCGCAGACGACAACAGGTAGTCAATACGCTTCACAAATTGTCAAAGCAGGATGGCTCTCCACGAGTAGTAAGGCACCCAAATTAGATGCTGTCATTAATTATATTAAGGATGTACTAGATGAAGACCCAAATAACAAAGTGGTTTTATTCTCGTTCTTTAAAAAGAACCTACGGATTATCCAGGAGGCAACTCAGGGATTTACGCAAAGCGTACTCTTCATGGGTGGAATGGACGCTAGTGCGAGAGACATTGCAAAGCAAAAATTCGCAACCGAGGATGGCGTTCGGCTCTTTCTATCCTCTGATGCGGGAGGTTACGGGGTGGACTTACCACAGGCCAATTACCTTATCTCTTTCGATCTCCCTTGGTCGGCTGGAAAACTGGACCAAAGAGAAGCACGAATAATCCGTTTATCCTCGACACACCCTCATGTCACAATTACAGCATTCGTAATGAAGGGGTCTATCGAGGAACGACAGTATGAAATGCTCATGCAAAAGCGTGGAATTAACTCTGCATTCCTTGATGGAAACTATGACAACCAAGGTAAGTTTGAACTCTCGTTGGGCACATTGTCTGACTTCCTAAAAAACACAGAGGTATAAAATGAGAGTTGTACAAAGAGAAGAAGGTCCAGACTTTACTTACCTAGAGCGCCTTGCAGAAGAATACAAGCGCACTAAAGACACCATTGCTGATATCGAGAAGCGTGCTAACGGTATGAAGAAAGAACTGTCTGACGCTGTTGAAGAGTTTGGTGCCACTGACGACAAGGGACACCTTTGGTTGAATGTAGGTAACTTGGCATTGAAGCGTGAGCGTCGTGTGTCTCGAAGCCTTGACATTGACTCTGCAAAGCAGTGGGCTATTGCCAACGGTCATTGGGATCAGGTAAAGCAAGTGATTGAAGTCCTAGATGAAGATCAACTACTTGGGTTGGCGTGGAACAACAAAGATTTAGAAGACACCATCCAAGCGTTTTACATTGAAAAAGAAACATGGGCTTTTAAAGCATGAAAGACATTCTTGATGTATTTGGAGAACTTCCAAACTACCCAGGCAAAACCAAACCTAAAAATAGACCTGACAGTGTTCCAGAAAAACATTATGAGGATCCTTTCATAGGTGTGCCAAAAAGAGTAGCAACCATCAAGGGTGTAACAACCGATCTATACACCATCGGCGCATTGGCTCAAATTGTTGGGCGCAAAACACCAACAGTGCGTAAATGGGAAAGAAGGGGATGGATACCTGCCCCAACTTATAGAACAACAAAAGCATCTGGTACGGAAGTAGTGAATGCTGAACAAAAAGGGTATCGTCTATATTCTCGTGAACAAGTCGAAGTTGTATTACAGGCACTTGAGTTAAACGGGTTACTTGGTATCCGCAATAAAAGTTGGCAAATCACCAGCAAGTGGGTATCATTCATCACACACATACAGGCCAACTGGCCAAAATAAAATAGGAGAGCAAATTATGGGACGATGGGATAGCGACTTTGAGGACGATGAACAAGAGTTCACGGAACCTACAAAGGCAACGGCACCGACTGGGCTAACACGCACAGCACGACCAAACAACGACGATGCAGAAGAAGCACCAGTAGCACGAAAAGTTGTGCGTAGTGGTTGGGGTAGTTCCGACCGTTCAAATGCTGGTAGCGACGAATTTGCAAAGCGTCTTAAAGTGACTGACGAGATTCAGATCATTAAGTTCATTGAAGATCAACCATATGCTCGCTACCGCCAGCATTGGATTGAGCGCAAAGGTCAGATGTCATTCACATGCATCTCCGATGCAGAGGCAGGCGTAAGTTGCCCACTCTGTGATGCAGGCAATCGCCCATCATGGCGCTTCAACTTTAATGTCATCCTTTTGACACCTGGTGAAGACCCAGTTAATCGTTCCTACGAAGTAGGAGCACGGGTCATTGACTCCCTCAAGAATTTCAACGATCACCCAGCAATGGGTCCGTTGTCTAAGCACTACTGGACAGTGTCCCGTAGTGGTAAGGGAGCCACAACCTCAACAAACCACCAGATGGTTCGTGAGGGTGACTTGAACGATTGGAACCTTGAGGCATTGACAGCAGATGCTCTTAAACACTTCTCTGGTTCTGCTTACACAGACGACATCATTCGTACACCATCTCGCAAGACATTGGTGGAAGTAGCACTCGAAGTTCAGACCGACGCTAACTGATGTCTTATAGCGTTGTTACAACGCTTGATGAGATACGGGAAGCCGTAAGTATTATCCAAGCCCACGGGTCTTTTGTCTTCGATGTGGAGACCCGTGGCAACTTGGAGCGACACCCCGACCTTATTGAGTTCATAGATAGTGAGTGGAAAACACACCTATCGAAACTGAAGAACCCCAGTCCAGAAATTGCCCGCAAGGCTCGTGAAACAATCGAGGCTAGATACCGTGGCAGTTTGGCACTAGATCCTAAGCGCAACGAAGTCTTTTGGATCTCATTAGCCACTGCTGGTCACTCGTGGGCTATACCCATGGGTCACCGTGTTGGTATCACTTTGATACCAGAAGAAGTTGGTGATGGTACGACCATTCCTCCAGAGGGTTACCGCAAACTTCTCAAGAGTGGTGAAGAGTCCATGGCAAAGTACAAGTATGTAATTCCTGCTGTGTACGCCGACCCACCAGAACAATTAAATAGAACTGATGTTCTAGAGGCATTGCGCCCCATATTTTTTAGTGACCTGATCAAGATCGGGCACAATGTTAAGTTTGATGCCCGCTCTATTGGTAAGTACTACGGAGAATTGCCGTATGGTCCTTTTTACGACACCATCCTGATGCAACACATCATTGATGAAAACCTCATGAGTTACTCCATGGAGCAGGTTGTTAAATACAACTACAAAACTAACTCCCACGGTCGTGAGGGAAAACTCGGTGCCATTATTGAGCAAGTGCCTTTTGACAAAGCAGTCAGGTATGTACACCTTGACGCTCGCTGGACATGGATGCTCTACACACACTTGTGGCGAGGAATTGGGTTCCGCAAAGACCTTCACTCCGCTTTCCTTTTAGACTCCGCAGTCTTGCGTGTGCTTATGGAGATGGAAGACAATGGCATATTGGTAGATAGTCGTGCACTCAAGTCTCTTGGTAAAGAATTAGATTCAAAACTTCGTGAGATCATTCTGGCTATTAGTGAGCACGCCTTTGTAGGTTTCAACCCTGACTCAAATCCACATAAGCAGGCGCTCTTGTTTAACAAGAAGCGTGAAGGTGGTCTGGCATTAAAGCCAGTGAAAAAGACCGCTAAAGGTGCACCGTCAGTAGATGAAGAGTCTTTACAGAAGTTAAAGCATGAGCACCCAGTAATACCGTTGCTTCTCCAGTATTCAGAAATGCAGAAACTTAAATCCACTTATGTAGATGGATTGATTCCTAAGTTGAATCACCACAAACTTCACCCGTCGTTTCACTTACACCGTACTGCTACAGGGCGCTTGTCATCTAGTAACCCCAACCTTCAGAACATCCCACGGTCATCCAGTATTAGAAGTTTGTTTGTTGCTCCAGAAGGGCACCAACTTCTTGTAGCGGACTATGACCAGATCGAGTTGCGTGTTATGGCTATGTTCTCACAAGATAAACAAATGTTAAAGATCTTTAGTAACAACATTGACATTCATACAGGTGCTGCCGCCCTTCTCTTTAAGAAACCAGAAGATGAAGTAACTGCTGAAGAGCGACAGATCGGTAAGGGCGTTAACTTCCTTACGGCATATGGTGGTGGTCCACACAAACTAGCAAACACCACAGGAATCTCAGTGGATGACGCTAGGGCAATGATTGATCAGTACTACAAGCAGTTCTCTGGTCTTACTGAATGGAAGCGTCGAGTTGTTGAGACAGGTCGTAACAGGGGGTATGTGTCAACCATTGCTGGTCGTCGTCGTCGTTTGACAGACCTCAGTTCATCTGATGACTACACCCGCTCTCGTGCCGAAAGGCAGGCTGTCAATGCTGTTGTACAAGGATCAGCCGCTGATATTTGTAAGCAAGCAATGATTGACATAGCAGAATTACTACGGGGAACTGGTGCTACGCTTTTGGTTCAAGTACATGACGAACTGGTGGTATCCGTGCCTGAAGATATTTTAGAGGAACTAAAGCCTCGATTCATGGATGCCATGGGGCACAACAGGATCATGGACGGTGTTCCTCTTTTAGTCTCGTGTGACTCTGCGTATAGTTGGGCAGACGCTAAGTGAGTGCAATTGATAAACGGTTGTATTACCTCATGCTTTCTCCAGCCCTTGGTCAGGAGTTCGCTAACACTGTCGGGTTCTCAACACCTTCAGAAGAAGTTAGGGAAGCAGAGACTTATGAAGTTATTGCTCGATGGGCATTAATGACTTCTATGGGACTTCTAGAAGAAGTACTTGAAGCGTCTGATTGGTTCTGTGAATTACACGACATGGGCGATATCGAAACAGACGATGAGGACAGTTTTCACAGAATATTGGTCTCACACGGTGTTTCACTTATTAATAAGTTGTTAGATTCTGAAAAGATAATACTGGTTATGGAAGAAGAGGATGGGATGTACGATGACTGATTGGTGGTCAAAGAAACTTGGTGGGCAACAACCTACACCACAACGGACTTATCAAACTCCTCCGTTGTCTGCTCCTATACATATTCCAGCGTCTGTCCCTATGTCATCGCCTATGCAGGCTGAACGACAAGATGTTCTTGACCCTAATCGGGCACCTACTGAAAACTTGACTATGGGTGAAGCACTTCGTCTATGGAAAGGTGGTGAAGCCATGCGTAAAGAAGGTAACATGACCTGCCCCGACTGCGGAAGTATTTATGTATTTTCACGAACAGGTCGAGGTTCTAATTCTATGATCAACGGTCATTCACCAGCCCCTCGTTGTTACGAGTGTGGTTGGAACGGCATGTACGATCAAGCAACACCAAGAGGATAAAATGTCAGACTACGAATCATTACAATCAATAATTGCATCTATCAATAAGAAGAACGGTGTAGGAACGATTGTAAAAGGATCTGATGTTCGTGAGTTAATCCCACGCATCACTACAGGTGTATTGTCCTACGATCTCATGCTTGGCGGAGGTTGGCCTGTAAACCAATGGAGCGAAATCATTGGTGAAGAGTCATCTGGTAAGACTGCTATGGCGTACAAGACTATTGCGGCTAACCAAGCACTTGACCCAGACTTTTGCGCTATGTGGATTGCGGCTGAAGACTTTGTCCCTCAGTATGCACAGTCAATTGGTGTAGACCTTGACCGTCTTTGGATTGTTGAGAACAACATCATGGAGCAGGTGTATGACCTTGCTATCCGTGCGTTGGATAACCGTGCAGTAGACATGATTGTTATTGACTCATTGCCTGCTCTTGTTCCAGACGCAGAGGCAGAAAAGATGATGGAAGAGTTCACTGTAGGTCTTGGTGCCCGTCTTACTGGCAAGTTCTTTCGTAAGTCGTCTAAGTCTCAGAAGCGCTCCCTTGTTAATGAAGACCGTGGTTGTACTGGTCTCATCATTAACCAGTGGCGTGAGAAGATTGGTGTCATGTGGGGAGACAACCGCACAACTCCAGGTGGTAAGGCAAAGAACTTTCATTACTTCTGCCGTGTAGAAGTTAAGCGTGATGAGTGGCTCAAGGAAAAGGACGAGACCGTAGGTCAGACTATTAAGGGTCGCACCATTAAGAACAAGACACATCGCCCACAACAGAGCGCAGTAATTGACTTCTACTTTGCTGACTCAGAGAACTATTCATTTGGATCTTTTGATGTTGTTAAGGACATGGTAAACATCGGTATTGCCTCTGGTCTTATCGAGCGTGCTGGTGCTTTCTA